CCGGGCCGTTTGAGTTGTCAGCGTTTCCGGAGGTCCCGGGGTTTGGCCAATATCTGCCGGGCAATACCATCGAGCTGGAAAATCCTTTGGCCCAACCCGAGGCTGGCCACGTATGGGCGCTGGTCGAGGGGAAGCCGCAACAATTGGCCGACTATCGCGGCATGGTTTACCACACGGATACCGGTGCCGAGGATGAGCATGTCGAGCTTGGCGATCTGCCCGAAGGACTGACCGCCAAGCCCCGGCCGGGTCAGTTCTATGTGTGGGCTGGTGGCGATTGGGTTCTGGATGAGGCGGTGCAGATTGCAGCGGCGCAAGCGGGTGAGCGAGCGTGGCGCAATGCGCAAATTGCGAGCACCGATTATCTGGTCATGCCGGATTACCCGCTAAGCGCCGATCAGCGCGCGGAGCTGTATGCCTATCGACAGGCTCTGCGCAACTGGCCGGAAGCCGGGCAGTTCCCGGATCAAAAAGACCGGCCGGTGGCGCCGAGCTGGATCGCCGACCAACCCAAATAAACGCCCCGCACTGACGGGGCGTTTTCTTTTCCGTTACGCGTAACACGAACATCCCTGACAGCCTCGCTTATGCGGGGCTTTTTCGTTTCTGGAGATTGAGCCTTATGAGTTTCTTTCACGGCGTCACCACCTCGTTGATCGACACCGGCGCACGGACTATTTCGCTGCCGTCGTCGTCGATCATCGGCCTGTGCGACACCTTCACCCCGGGCCTGCTCGGCGGCGGTACGGCCAAGGCCGGCGAGTTGGTGTTGCTCACGTCCGAGCGCGAAGCCATTGCCGCGTTCGGCCCTGACTCGGCGATCACCAAGGCCGCCCAGGCGATCTACGTGCGCGCCAAAGCGGTGATCGTCGCGATCGGCGTCCCTAAGCTGGAAGACGCCGCGCTGCAAACATCCGCCATCATTGGCGGGGTGCTGGCCGATGGTCACCGTACCGGCCTGCAAGCGCTGCTCGATGGCAAGAGCAAGCACAACGCCCAGCCGAAACTGCTGATCGCCCCCAAGCACTCGGCCACCCAAGCCGTGGCCACCGCCATGGATGCCCTGGCCGCCAAGTTGCGCGCAATGGCCATCCTCGACGGCCCGAACACCACCGATGAAGCGGCCTTGGCCTACGCTCTGGAGTTCGGCAGCAAGCGTCTGTACATGGTCGATCCTGGCGTCAAGTACTGGGACTCGGTATTGAGCGCAACCATCGACGCGCCGGGCTCGGCCTGGGTCGCGGGCCTGTTTGCCTGGACCGACGCCACGTATGGCTACTGGGCATCGCCGTCGAACAAAGAGTTTGTCGGCATCACCGGCACCACGCGGCCGATCGAGTACCTGGACGGCGACGAAACCTGCCGGGCCAACCTGCTGAACAACGCAAACATCGCGACGATCATTCGTGACGGCGGGTATCGCCTGTGGGGCAACCGCACGCTGTCCAGCGATCCGAAATGGGCGTTCGTCACCCGGGTGCGGACCTGCGACATCCTGATGGATGCGATCCAAGCGGGGCACAAGTGGGCGGTCGACCGCTCGATCACCAAGACCTACGTACAGGACGTGACCGAGGGCCTTCAGGCGTTCATGCGCGACCAGAAGAACGCCGGCGCGGTGATCAACTTCGAGGTCTACGCGGACAAGGAGCGGAACACGGCCAGCCAAATCGAGCAGGGCAAAGTGTTCTGGCGCATTCGCTTCACCGACGTGCCGCCGGCCGAAAACCCGAATTTCCTCATTGAAGTCACCAACGAATGGTTGACCGAAGTTCTTGAATCCGCCTAAGGGGCTCGCACGATGATTCCTCAAGTTCTCTCCAATATGAACGCCTTTGTCGACGGTGTGAGTTTCGCCGGCGACGTGCCCACCCTGTCGCTGCCCAAGCTGACGCAAAAGACCGACGACTATCAGGGCGGCGGCATGTCCGCCCCGATCGAAATGGGCATGGGCCTGGAAAAGCTGGAAGCGGCCTTTACCACCAATGGCGTGCGCCGTGAGGCGCTGAAGTACTTCGGTCTGGCCGATCAGACCGCTTGCACCATCGTCTTTCGAGGCGCCTTTAAGGGCCTGAAAGGCGCGATCACGCCGGTGGTGGTCACCCTGCGCGGTGGCATCAAAGAGGTCGACATGGGCGACTGGAAGCCGGGCGACAAGGCGGAAATCAAGCACGCGATCAAGGCCATTTATTACAAGCTCGAAATCGACGGGCGCGTGATGTACGAGATCGATCCACTCAACATGATTCAGGTGGTCGACGGCGTCGATCAACTGGCGGAAGAACGTTCGGCCCTCGGCCTCTAAGGACTCATAGAACATGACTCAAGTAACTCAAGACACCACCGCCCCGACCTTGCCGAAGTGGCTGAAGCTGAGCGATGAGGGCGTGACCGTAACGCTCAAATACCCAACCCTGATCAGCAATGTGTTGACCGACGTGGTGACCATGCGCGCGCCCAGCGTCAAGGACTGGCGCGCGTCCAAGGTCGCCGGCAACGGTGACTATGAAAAACAGGAGCTGTCGTTGTTCGGCAGCATGACCGGATTGACCGAAGCGGACCTGCTGACCTTGAAATACAAGGACTACAACCGTCTTTCGGCGGGCTATTTTCGCCTGGTCGAAGAAGACGACGTTTAACGCCGTCACGCTGCGGGACACGGCTCAACGCTTGGCCAAAGAGACCGGTTTCTCGGCGGCCGAGATTGAGGCGCTGCCCTTCGATCAGATGCTGTGGTGGCTCACGGATTGAGCCGCCTTTGAACTCCCCGACGTATAGGGCACGCACATGGCGAACAAACTCGCGCTCGGCCTGGTCATTGGCGGGGCGGTCAGCTCCACGGTGGGCTCGGCGTTCAAGGACGTCACCAGTCGCATCCAGCGGCTGGAGGCAACCGGCAAAAAAGCCCGGGTGCTGGAAAAGACCATTGGCGACACCATGCGCCTGCGCGACGAATGGCGCCGGGCGCACATGGCGGGCGAAAAGGGCGCCTCGGCGTTGCAAAAGCAACTCGAAAGCAACCTGAACAGCCTGAAGAAAGAAGGCGTGGAAGTGCGCAATCTGACCAAGGCCTACTCGGCCATGGGCCAGGCGGCGCACAAGGCCGAGCTGAAGGCCAAAGGTCACCAGCAACTCGACGAAGGCAAGCAGAAGCTCAAAAGCAGTGTCGGCCAAGCGGTGGCCGCCACGGCGGCGATGGCGATTCCGACCAAGGTCAGCGCGGACTATGGCGCGATCATTCGCGACATTGCGATCAAGTCGAACATTGCCAACAAGCCCGAAGAAGCGCAGATGTCGAAGAAGATTATCGGCACGTCGCGGGACACGGGTATGGCGCGTAACGACGTGGCCGAAGTGGTCAACGCCCTGGTGGGCGCCGGCATGGAATTGGACAAGGCGTTGTCTTACGCGCCGACCGCCGCCAAGTTCGCCGTGGGCCAAGGCTCTGACGGTGGCGAAACGGCCAAGATGATCAACGCCCTGGGGCAGAACGCCAAGATCACCGACCCGGCCATGATGCAAAAGGCCCTGGAGGCGATCGCCTACCAAGGGCAGGCGGGCAGTTTCGAAGCGGCCGACATGGCGCGGTGGTTCCCCGAATTGCTGGCCGGTATGGGCAAGCTGGGCATCACCGGCATGGACTCGGTGTCGCAACTGGGCGCCATGCTTCAGGTGCAAATGAAAACCGCCGGCGGTTCCGATGAGGCGGCCAACAACCTGAAAAACTGGATGGAAAAGATCGGCTCGGGTGACACGGTGACGGCCTACAAAAAGGCCGGGATCGATTATCAGGCGTCGATGAATACCGGGCTGCAGAACGGCAAATCCACGTTGGAATCCAGCTTTGAGCTGGCGCAAAAATACATCGCGGCGACCGATCCGAAGAAGGCCGCCGCCATGGCAGAAGCCACGGCCAAGATCAGCAAGGAGGCGGACCCGGAAAAGGCCAAGGCCATGATCGCGTCCCTGGAGCAAGCCTTGCGCACCGGCGACCTGTTCGCCGACATGCAGGTCAAGGGCGCGCTGACGGCGTTCATGCAGAACAAGGAGCTGTATGCCAGTCTGAAAAAGGACTCGGCCAATGCCACAGGGATCCTGGACAAGAACCTAGAGGAGCGCCGGCAGTCGTCGGCGCAGAAGTGGTCGGAAATGGCTCAGGGCATGGACGACGCCATGCGCGCGATCGGCGACGCATTCCGCCCGGTCACCGACAAGGTGGCCGACGGGCTGACCTACGTCACCAAAGGGCTGAGCAAGCTGTCGGACGAATCGCCCAAGGTGGTGACCGGCATCGGCGCGGCCGTGGCAGCGGTGATCGCCTTTCAGAGCGCCATGAGTACCTTCAAGATCGCCAAAGGCTTGTTGAACATCGGTCGCGGCTCGCTGATGGGTAATCCGAACATCCCGCAAAAGGTCATTGTGGTGGGTGGCGGTGGCGGGCTGGATGCTGGCGACCTCGATGCCGAAGGCAAGGATGGCAAGCAAGGCAAGAAGGGTGGGCGGGCCGGCCGGGGTGGTGGCGGTGGTCGCGGTTTCGGTGTGGGCTCGGCGGTCAAAGGCGCAGCGGTGGTCGCGGTGGTGGATGCCGGTTTTAAGGCCTACGACAC